AAAGATAAAGCACTTGAACGAAAAGCTCGTAATAAGGTGCATAAATTTAAAAAAAAGTTAGGAGAACGATAATGCCAAAACATGGAAAAAAAATGATGGGCGGCGGTATGGCGATGAAAAGACCTGGAATGAAGAAAGGTTCTATACCACCACAACTAAAAAAATACGTCATGGCTAAAAAGAAAAAAGCTGCGATGAAAAAGAAAAAAGCGTAATGGTTAAAAAAATAAAAAAAGTTGCGAAAGCACTAAAGAAAGCTTCTGCTTTACATAAGAAACAAAGTAAAGTTATAGAGAAGCATATTAAGGAGATGAAACGTGGCGGATCCAAAAAAAGGTACGGGTAAAAAACCTAAAGGGTCTGGACGTAGACTTTATACGGACGAGAATCCTAGAGATACCGTCCGTATAAAATTTGCAACTCCTGCAGATGCAAGAGCAACTGTTGCAAAGGTTAAACGTGTGAGTAAACCTTTTGCGCGTAAGATACAAATATTAACTGTGATGGAGCAACGGGCTAAAGTTATGGGTAAAAACCAAGTTGCGTCTATCGCAAAGAAAGGAAAAGATGCAATTAGAAAGCGTCATAAAAAGACTACTTAAATTTATTAATACTAGAGTAGAGGCTTTATCCATAACAGTCACATCAGGAGGTGTTGACAACATGGAAAAGTATCAGTATATAATAGGACAGATAACCGCCCTAGAGGCAACAAGACAGGAACTCTCTAACCTGCTAGAAGATAAGGAGCAAAATGAAGGAACAGTCATCGATATTAAAACCAAACAATGATTTAATTGGTTTAAAAAAATCAGAAAAAAAAGAAGAAGCAAAAATTCCTAAACCAACTGGTTGGAGAATAATGGTTTTACCTTTTAAGATGAAAGATAAAACCAAAGGTGGTTTAGTTTTGGCCGAGACTACATTAGAGAGGCAACAAGTTGCATCACAGTGCGGTCTGGTTCTTGCTATGGGACCTCAATGTTATAAGGATAAAGAGAGGTATCCGGAAGGTCCATGGTGCAAGGTAAATGATTGGGTAATGTTTGCGCGTTATGCAGGCAGCCGAATCAAAATAGATGGTGGAGAGATTCGTCTGCTAAACGACGATGAAGTTTTAGCAACAATTGATAGTCCAGAGGACATCTTGCATGAGTATTAACATAGGAGGAAACTATGCCAGAAGAAGAAAAGAAGACGGTAGAACTAGATACTTCAGGTCCTGAAGTAAATGTTGATATCGAAGAAAAGAAAGATGAAGCTGTAATCGAACAGCCGGAACAAGAAACAAACGAACAAGAAACAGATAAAACATTTGAAAACGAACGAGAAACAAAGTTAGACGAAAAAAAAGATAGTGAGTTAGAAGACTACAGTAAAGGTGTACAAGCTCGTATTGCGAAACTAACTCGTAAGATGAGAGAAGCAGAAAGAAGAGAAAAAGCTGCTCTTGATTATGCCAAAGGTGTAGAAGAAAAAAGACAACAGTTAGAATCTAAATTTAAAAAAACAGATTCTGATTATATCAAAAAATTTGAGACAACCATATCATCAGGATTAGAGGCTGCACAAAAAGAATTAGCGGCAGCTATCGAATCTGGTAATGCAGAGGCTCAAGTTGCTGCTAACAAAAGAATTGCAACTCTCGCATTTGAGAATGCAAAGTTAGAAGCTGCAAAAGAGGGAAGAGAAAACGTGCAGGCAGAGAAACCTGTACAAAACCTTTCTCAAGGTGGTCAGATAAATCAACCAGCTATGGATGATTCGATTAATACGGATCCAAGAGCTGAAGCATGGGCTGCAAAGAACTCATGGTTTGGCACTGACAGAGCTATGACTTACACCGCGTTTGAGATACATAAGGATCTTACTGAAAAAGAAGGGTACGATCCAAGTTCTGATGAGTATTATGCAGAAGTTGATAAGAGAATCAGAGTTGACTTTCCGCATAAATTTGGTAAAACTGATGAAAAGCAATCGACCGCCCCTGTTCAGACAGTGGCTTCAGCTAAAAGAAGCGTAAAGCCTGGTCGCAAAACTGTGAGACTCACATCATCACAGGTAGCAATAGC